AAAGACACCTAGGGGCAAGGAAAAAGTTTTACAAAGAGGCCAATTACCCGTATAATATAGAAAAGATAAATTATGAAAATCCTTACACTGGATAACAGAACATACAAATTAGAGAAAATACCAGAATGGGTGGATGAGAAACTAAGGTTCGCTGTGCTTGATAATTCAGATCCTGCAAACCCAGACTTCTTCTACATACCTTTAATATTCCTAGAGAGCTTCAATGCTCCAGCGGCGGTGTTAGAGATTGGACCACACAAGATAAAGATGCCACTGGATTGGAAGATGTTGATAGGTGAGGCCGGACAATCCGAGATGCATGTTTTGCCAATCACAAGTCTAAACGACAGGGGATTTGACGCCTTCACATTCAATCCGTTGTCAAGTCCAAAACCTGATTTCTATCCTATAGATGTGGTAGACATATACACAGAAGTGAAATGGTATTTCCCAAAGATCAAATCTGGACAGATGTTGGCAGTACCTTTAAGCAACGGTCCAAAACCCATGTGTGCCTACTTTGTTAAAGACATATCGAGACAGTGTGAACAGGTGGACTATGGCTCAGTCTGGTAGGAAATCAATCACTATAGATGCACCAATACTGATTACCAGCAACAAGATTGCGGTATGGATGGATGAAGATTGGATGCACAATTTCTTTGATTTCATTAAGAAAAACAAATTCCAATTTTCAGGTTTACAACACAAAAACAAGAAACTAAAATTAACATTTGCAACAGCGAAAGATTGTACGATGTTCGCACTAAAATATGCCAGCAGAAAAAAATAGAAAATTTTTTGATCTAAGAAACGGACTGAAAGCAGTAGACTTCAGGAACAAGGACTACTTCGACAGGATCGACGACAAAGAAAAGTCGTTGTATTCTCCCTACATGCTTATGAGATACGTTTCTAATGTTTCATCTAAAGATCCATTCTATGTAGAGCACTATGTTGAAATGGTCAACGAGTGTGTGAACAAACACTGTTTCGCATTGGGCAAACACAAGAAACTGTTATGGGTACTGACCGCCATGTGCGGAGCAGAGACACAGCAGTTCCATCCATGGCTGAAACCCATGAAGCGTGTGCCCAACAAGAGTCTTAAGAAACTGCAGGCCATATACCCCACATGGAAGGAAGCAGACCTAGAGACATTGGACAAGGTGATAACCGACAGAGAACTAGAGGAACTGATAGAAGCACATGGCATCGACAAATAAATGCACATACTGTGGCAAGGAGTTTGCCAAAGAACGTACACTGCAAGTTCACTTGTGTGAACCCAAGAGAAGATATCTACAACGAGATGAGAAATGGGTGGTGAATGCATTTATGGTGTTCCAGAGATTCTATCAGATACACCAACACAATTCAAAGACAAAAACATATGATGACTTCGTCAAGAGTTCATACTACAACGCATTCGTCAAGTTTGGCAGATTTATCATGCACGTCAACCCGTTGTATCCTGAAAAATACATAGACTATGTGTTACAATCAAAAGTAAAACTGGACCATTGGGCCAGGGATGACCTGTACGAGTTGTACTTGATTGAGGCCTTGAAATCGGAACCCGTGGAGGCCGCACTACAGAGGAGCATCGCAACCATGATGGACTGGGCCACGGAACAGAACGCACAGTGGTCTGACTACTTCAGACTCGTGAACAAAAACAGGGCGGTACAACACATACAGCAAGGCAAGATAAGTCCATGGCTGTTGCTAGGTTGCAACGCAGGCAAAAGGATGTTAAAATCTTTTAACGACGAACAATTACAAATGATAGAAAGATTTATAAACCCAAGTTTCTGGCCTAGCAAGTTGAAGAGCTATCCTGCTGATCACATGCTGGTACAAGACACAGCGAGGGAGGCCAAGATTGTCTAAGATAGATTTAGAAGTGTCTGATAACTTGGAGTTCGATGACGGAGATTGTGCAGTGATAATCAAAGAAGACGGATCTATCGGAAGAGTGATAATGCCAAAAGTTAACAAAGAAATAATAAAAACAGAAGGTTACAGAAAACTTCTTGATGTGTTAGAGGTGTTACAACCTGGTTCTAGGGAAAAAATGATTGAACACGCGGAGAAAGATAAAGGGAGTGTACACTAATGCCTGATGTAGACATAGACTTCTTTGATCGAGACAACACACTAAAACTTTTCAAGCACACACCTGCTTCCATAATCAAGGATGGCAAAAGCGAAAAACACAAGACCGGAGTCTACTTTCATGCAGTGCCAGAACACCCTGTAACAAGACACGCAAGTTTAGATTATAAACAAGCGGAGGATCGAGGGTACTTCAAGATAGACTGCCTTAATGTGAACATATACAAGGATGTTAAATCAGAACAAGAACTTGTCGAGCTTATGATACAGGAGCCAGATTGGGATATGCTGAAAGATCCAAAAATAGTACAAAATCTGTTCCACCTGAATGGTCATTACAACATAGTGTCCAAACTGGAACCAAAGACCATAGAACAACTTGCGGCTGTGTTGGCTATAATACGTCCTGCCAAGAGAAATTTAATGTACAAGGACTGGGTGGAAATAATGAAAGAAGTTTGGGTGAAACCCACGGATGGCAGTTACTTCTTCAAGAAATCACATGCTGTGGCATATGCCCAGGCTATAGTTGTGCAGATGAATTTGATCACAAAACATAAATATAACTTTAGTGTACAACAAGACAAATAAAAAACTCACTAAAAAATCCAAACCCACTGTAGTAGACCTATCCAATGATGGACCGTTTTCGGTCGTGTCGTTGTCAAAGTTTCTCACAGACTACTGGAAGACCAAGGCCAAGAACACGTGGAAGATACTAAACAAAGAGGATCAAATGGATGCCCGTTGGATCAAACAGGAATTACCATACTGGCAAGAGTTATGGAAAGAGCGTGGTATTAAAATTAGATGGGATCGCAGACAGCGGTCTTTTTTTTTGACTGTTATTAAGTAGGTCTTCTCACTAATTGGATAGTTCTTCTTTTTACCCGTTTCTTTGAAATTTCAGAAAGTTTTACAGTAGGGCCGTGTACTATTTCAACGTCCTTAGAATTAAGTGTGATTAGGGTTGAACGGAAATATCTAAATTCACCTTTGAGAAATATGTTGATTGGTAATTTACGATTGGACTCGTGCCACCAAGTTTCCCCACACTTTAAGAACTTCATCTTGTCCTGTGGCATCATCAGCCTGCCGTAGTCATAGAAACTGATCACATTGGCATCCTCGTTCTGCACTATGCCCACATACTCCAAATCGCCCTTTCTGATCAGGCTTAGGAATGGGAATTTATCCCTTAATGTTGCAAAAATTTCCTTCATTCTATATCTATAAATACTGTTAAATATGTACTATGCAAACAGTACAAAGGTATTTAATAAATCAATTGGTAATAGCCTACATAAATGGTTATACCGGAAGGAACTCAAAAGTGTACGATAGACGCCTAACACTGCACAGAGGGGTATCAAACCCAATCACATTCACGTTCAAGAACGAGGATCAGAAGGCACAGGATATAACTTCTAAAACATACGAGTTCAACATGATCGATTCTGAGAGCAAGAAAGCGGTCTTAACAAAGACGTTAAGCATACTAGATGACGGATCCACTGTCAGCACAAAGGGTGACGCTAGTTGTACTATCACAGAGGGTGACCTATTACCACTGGATGCCAAGTTCTACAACTTCTCTGTACGTGAAGTGAAATCAGATGGTAGCAGAGAGATCACGTATGCAGACACAGGTTATGCGGCCGCTGGCACGATAGAATTGCTAGATGGTGCTTATCCGGAATTTGTAGCAAGTACTAGTGTTTCCAGTTTCACGGCGTCAGGAGGTCCACTAGCATACACATCAGGCTCAATAGATTCCAGACCGGGCATCAACAACAACAAGGCTTTGCACACGATTGCTGTGTACACAAAAAACTTCTCAGGTGCTTTGCGGGTGCAAGGAACAATGAGTGCTTCACCAAGCAACTCAGACTATTTTGATATTACCATGGAAGGTGCAGGATCCACGGCGAATACTTTCTCAAATTCTACAACAGTATCCAACTTCAACTTCACGGGTGTTTACCACAGTGTGAGATTCAGTTGGGGCAACGACAGTGGTAACACTGGCGTGATTGACAAAATCCTATATAGGCAGTAAAATAGTATAGATTATGAATCTTATACAGAATACAATTCTGACTAGTCTTCCTGCGAACAGAAAGAAGACCCCAAGCGGTTGGATCAGTTTCAACGCACCTTGTTGTGTTTACAATGGAGAGACCGCTGACAAGAAGAAGCGTGGCGGACTTATGACCAGTGCGGACGGCACAGTCAGTTACCACTGTTTCAACTGTGGCTTCAAGGCCAGTTACGTGATAGGACGTAAACTTACATATAAGATGAGACAGTTTATGAGTTACATAGGTATACCGGAGGACACAATACGTAAGTTGGCTATAGAAGCCATGCGTGAGGAGGAAGGTGATGTCAAGTATGAGAAGAAGAAATTTGTAACATTTAAGAACAAGACACTGCCCAAGAACGCACACAAACTGGATGTGTGGCTAGAGAAGTATGTGGCAAACGATCTCACAGAACCGCAATGGAAGAAGATAGATGGGTTACTGAAATATCTAGAGAGCAGGGGCATAGGTGCTGACTGGTATGACTTCATGTACTCTCCTGATAAGATTTGGGACGTACATCAAAGATTGCTGATACCATTCTACTGGCGAGGTGAAGTAGTTGGATTCACTGGTAGGATGTTTGAGGAATCAGATGGTGTCAAGTATTACACAGATGTATGGCCTGGATACGTGTTCAACATGGACGCACAGGATTGGAACAGGAAGTTTGTTATAGTCACTGAAGGACCTTTTGATGCCATCGCCGTTTCTGGTGTGAGCATATTGGGTTCAGAGATAAATGACACACAAAGGGAGTTGATAGACGGACTTGGTAGACAGGTAATTGTTGTGCCAGACAGAGATGCTCCAGGACAGAAATTGGTAGATCAAGCAACAGAATTTGGATGGAGTGTTGCATTTCCAGAATGGGACAAAACGGTTGGCGATGTGGCGGATGCTGTGTTAAAATATGGTAGACTGTTTACTATACAATCAATATTAAAAACAACGGAGTCAAGTAAACTGAAAATAGATTTGAAGAGAAAGATGTATGGCTGAATACACATTTGATGTACAAAAACTTTATATAGAGATGCTCCTAGCAGATGCAGAATCATTCGCACGGGCACAGAACATATTCAAACCAGAATCGTTTGATCGTAAACTACAACCAATAGCCAAGTTCGTCAAGGACTACATGGATGAATACAAAGTGATGCCAGAGGTTGAGCAAGTAAACGCATCTCATGATATAAAATTAAAAACAGCGAAGGATCTGGATCCTGCACACTTCAATTGGTTGCTGGACGAATTTGAAACATTCTCGAGACACAAGGCATTGGAACAGGCAATACTTTCTTCCGCTGATCTTTTAGAGAAGGGTGATTATGGTCCAGTCGAGGACATGGTCAAGGAAGCAGTCAGTGTGGGACTTACAAGAGACCTGGGCACGGACTACTTCGAAGATCCAAAAGGAAGACTCGAAGCATTGAAAGACAACAACGGACAGATCAGCACCGGGTGGGCCAACTTGGACAAGAAACTGTTCGGAGGTTTCAATCGAGGCGAACTGAACATATTCGCAGGTGGATCAGGTGCAGGTAAGAGTTTGTTCTTGCAGAATCTCGCAGTCAACTGGGCACAGGCAGGACTAAATGTGTGCTACATATCTTTTGAATTAAGCGAGCAACTGACTGCAATGAGATTGGATGCTATGATGACAAATATCCCAACCAGGAGAGTGTTTCCAGAAATAGAAAACGTTGAGATGAAGGTCAAGATGTTGAAGAAGAAATCGGGTAACTTGCAGATCAAATACTTGCCAAGTGGTAGCAACGTTCTAGATGTTAGGACGTATCTCAAAGAACTAGAACTAAAGAACAAGAAGAAGATAGACTGCATACTGATCGACTACTTGGATCTGATGATGCCTAAGAGCAAAAGGATATCACCAGCAGACTTGTTCATCAAAGACAAATACGTTTCAGAAGAACTGAGGAACTTGGTCGTTGAGAAACAGTGTGTGTTGGCAACTGCATCGCAGTTGAACAGGGCATCGGTCGAAGAGATAGAGTTTGATCACAGTCACATATCAGGCGGACTGTCCAAGATACAGACTGCTGACAATGTGATAGGTATATTCACATCGAGAGCAATGAAGGAACGTGGTAGATATCAGATACAGTTCATGAAGACCAGATCTAGTTCTGGTGTTGGGCAGAAAGTTGACTTGGAGTTTGACGTGGACAGTTTGAGAATTAGAAGTCTCGATGAAGATGAATCACAGAGCTACAATCAGCAGGGCAAGAACAAGATATACGATTCGTTGAAACAAACATCCAAAGTCACTGGTGGAGAACCCACAAATGCTAAACCAGAGATCCCAGATCCTCGTAAGGGCGATGCACTAGGGGTCAAAGTTAAAGCCACGGTGGAAGGCGGTAAACTGAGACAACTGTTAAACGAATTACACTCAGACGAAGAACAATAATGAAAAAAGTACATGATTGGTTTCTTCCAGATTATGATAGTCATTATGAGCAATGGATGATCACTAATAATGAAAAGAATTATCAAAGACTACAAAGAGAGTATGCACTCAAACAAGTAAAACATTTCCGTACAGCGATCGACATAGGCGGCAACATTGGTTTCTGGAGTAGAGATTTTTGTGAAAAATTCAATAATGTAATAATTTTTGAGCCTGAGCCATCAAACATAGAATGCTTGAAGGAGAATTTAAAAGTCCATTCTAACTTCACACTACACGAAGTAGGACTAGGTAGCAAAGAGGAAATACGAGAGTTCTACACATCATTGACTACGTCAGGTGGCCACAGTTTTTATAGAGATCAAATCTTTGAAAGTGAAGTTGGCAAGACAACATTACCCATCAAAAGACTTGATGATTATAACCTGACCGATGTAGATCTCATCAAGATCGACACACAGGGCAGTGAATACCACATACTGCTAGGCGGCGAACAAACACTGATCAACAACGACGCTGTGCTCAACATAGAAATAGAACACAAGAACGAAGGACACAAAAAGCGTGCCACGGAGATCATTGACTTCCTGTCAAGTGTGGGTTACAAAGAGTATGGCAGATCTCGAAAGAAAGAAGTCGTTTTTAAGAAAGTGCGTAAAGCGTAAATTACCAAAAATAGCGTAAGTTAAGAAATAACGCGAAGCGTTAAAAAGCGTAAAGCCGGCCTGCCCTTCTTTGAGCTGACCGACTCCACAGTGTTTG